TAAAATAATACGTTAGTTAGGAACGCGCAAAACTTTAAACCCTAATGGCAACAGTTTTTGGGCAACCGACGTCACCAACGGAACGCAATATCCAACGGCTGACGTTGGCGTCATTTTTGGCTGGCACACAGACAACAATACGTTCACTAAACAAATGTTTAATCAGCAATTTATTGCCGATAGTGACGCGGCTGCGATTGCAAACTTGCAGAGTTTGGCCAACGAAAGCCAATATATTTATAATGCGGCTTCCAATCATATCCGGATGATGGATGGCATTGGCAATCTATGGGGTATAAATATTGATGGCGTAACCGGAGATTTTAGAATTTTGCGCCTTACGGGGACCGGATCTGTTGACGTGGGTAACGGTTCCCCCGTAAAAATATCAGGCAAACTTGTGAGCCAAGGTGCGGCTGATAGCGGCGGCGTTGGGTTTAAAGTTTTGCGCGTTCCTAACTAACGTATTATTTTATTAATTCACGGGTAAAAACATGGAAACGCAAGCACTGATTAATTTTGGCTTCGTCTTGGTCTCTGGCGTTCTAGGATGGTTCGCCAGAGAAATGTGGTCGGCGGTCAAGGAATTGAAATCCGATCTGGCGAAATTGCGAGAAGAACTGCCGAAAACCTATGTCACAAAAGACGACTTTAAATCAGATATGCAACGAGTGCTGGATATGCTCGACAAGATCTGGACGAAGCTAGACGGCAAAGCTGACAAGTAGGAGGCTGCATGGCCGGTCCAACGGGATATATCGACGAAGCGTTGTTGCAATATGCAACGGACGCTCAGAGAAAATATTTAGAGGCTATCAACACCTACGGATCAGCACGGGCTGCGGCTGCGGCTCTGGGCGTCAATAAAAATGCAGTGGCGCAAGCGGTAATGATGGTGCGGTTAAAAGCCGCCACCGCCGGATACGCGCCAGACGCTGACCTAACCCGCCCGGTTGCGCCGGGATTCGCTGTTAAGCGGGCGTCAACCTATTACAACAAAGACGGTAAACCTTCGGGCCAGTGGCTGATTCAGGAGCCGACCGCGCAGGCTAAGCAAGCCGAAATGGACGCTCGCGTTCTGGGTATGCGCGACGAGATGATTTCCGCGATCCCGATTCCGTACAGCGGATATTCTGATGGCGATCTGCTCACGGTATATCCCCAAGGCGATCCCCACGCGGGCCTATATTCATGGGAGGCTGAAACCGGCTCACGGTTCGACCTGACGGAGTTTGAGCGGATTACCTGTTCGGCTATAGATCGGCTGGTTGATGCGGCTCCTGCCTCATCCCTCGCGCTCTATAACGATAAGGGCGACTCTACACACGCTGACAACAACAAAAACCGGACGCCAGGTTCGGGGCATTACTTAGATGTGGTCGGGCGTCACTCTGAGGTGATTCGCGTTGTTATGCGGTGCAAGCGTCACCACATCCGCCGGATGCTGGAGAAACACGCCAAGGTGATCGTGCGGATTGATCCGGGTAATCACGATCCTGAAACGGCGCTGATGATCGCGCTAATGATGGAAGCGCACTACGAATCCGAGCCACGGGTCGAGGTGATTACAAGCCCTAATCCGTATTGGTATTATCTATTTGGAAAAAACCTGATCGGCACCTGTCACGGCGACGGGGCGAAGGGCAAAGATTTGCCTATGATCATGGCGAACGACGCGGCCCATTGGTGGGAGGCGGATCAACATCGCGTTTGGCTGGTCGGTCACGTTCATCACCGCGACGTCAAGGAATATACCGGCTGCACGGTGGAATATATGCGGACGCTAGCGGCTTCGGACGCATGGCACCACGGGTCGGGATATCGGTCCAAGCGCGATATGCAGGCAATCACATACCACAAGATTGACGGCGAAATTGAGCGGGCTACATGCAGCCTCGCAAGGATCAACCGGCTGGCAACGGAGACGGCGAATGGATGACGCAAAACTGATTTCGGAACTTGTCAAGGATGAGGGCCTGCGCCTGAAGCCTTACAAATGCACCGCCGGAAAAACCACGATTGGCGTTGGGCGCAATCTTGACGACGTGGGGATCTCCAAAGACGAGGCTTACACGCTGTTGGCAACGGATATTGCTCGCGTTAAAAAGGAATGCGAGCGGCAACCGTGGTGGCTTGCCGTGGTGGATGATCCGGTCCGGTCCCGCGTGATGCTGAATATGTGTTTTAACCTTGGAATCCGCCGCCTATCGGGATTCAAAAACACGCTCGACGCGGTGCAAGATAAACGCTGGCGCGACGCTGCGGCGGGTATGCGGGCGAGCATGTGGGCGAAACAGGTCGGCGGTCGTGCGGAACGTTTGGCGAAGATGATGGAGTCGGGCAATGATTAAATATATTCGAGACCGATTGAACGAGCGGTCCACCTGGATGCTGATCAGTGGCGGGATCGTCACGGCTGCGGCCCTAGACGTGCCTTGGTCCTATGCGGCGGCTCTGGTCGGTGTTGTCGCGGCTCTGGTCCCAGATGGCAACGTATAATGATTTCGTGGCCATATATTCTCGGCGCGTTGGTCGCCGTTTTCATACTGGGCTGCGCGAATGGCTACGCGATCCGCGACGGTGCGGCCAAGGCTGCGGCTGTTAAGGCGTACAAGGCTCAGATTGCCGTACAGGAGCGATTAAACAATGTATCGACACTATATGAAGCCGAGCGCGAACGGGCGTCACGGGTCGCCACAGAGCGGACAAACACGGTCAGAGAATATTATCGCGATGGCCCGGCGGTTCCTGCCGAGTGTGGCGTTCCTGATCCTATGTTCGGGCTGCTCATCAGTGCCGTCCGAGATTACAATGCCGCCGCCGAATCTGGCGAGATCCTGCCCAGCCCTGCCGGAACCGGCGCGGTTGGACCCTGAAAGGCTGATCTGGGAATTGGATCTAATCGCGAAATATCAGGACTGCGCCACACGCCACCGGCTGACGATTGAGGCTTGGAAATCGCTGGACACAAAACGCCAGAAGCGGTAAGCCATGTTTAACAGGCCGCGTTCTTTTTCCCAGTGCATAGCGTAAAGCAGGGATCGAAACCGGGCCGGGTGCGTAAGTTAAGCAGTGGCGGCCAAGACATATGGTTCACTGTAACTCGGCTCAATACGCTAAAAATTAAGCCCTCGACGTTGGCGCGTCGGGGGCTTTTCACTGACCACAAGCGGATGAAACAGAGCCATTCTTGAGGTTTACAAAAAAACCCCGTCGCGGATCAAATCAACGCGACGGGGCTAGGTAGTGCGGGCCGGGAGGAAACCCGCCCTGATTAGTTAGCAGCTAGTCGCTGCGTTGTCTAGATTCCCATTGCTCAACGTCAATCAGACGATAGAAAACGGACTTTCCGATTTTGATATACGGTGGGCCGTAATTCATATGACGCCAGTTTGTAATCGTCCGAACCGTTGGCGTTCCGTAATACCGATCTGATAACTGTTTTGGGGTCAACAGATCGGCTTGAATTTCAGGCGGCATCGGGGCGGTCATCAAAACATCGCCTCCGGGTCTTCGGCGGGTTCTTCGGGCTCAACGAACCGAACCGAACCGGCGGCAACGTCTTTCAGGACGTCAAGATGATCCTTGCCCAAGCGGTTCTTCACGTCACGCGGCGTTGCTTCCCATTGCTCCTTCAGAGCCTCCATGCCCTGTTTCGCGGCGGCGTTTAACAATCCCTCATAATCCGGTTCGTCTTCAATCTCTGTTTCGATCACCGACGATTCCAGATTCAGACGCTCGACCACGTTAGGACGCGGCGTCACGTCACGCACCGGCAGATCCTGCGCCTCCTCGACAACTAACATTCCGCTGGTTGCGCCAGGGCAAACGGTGCGAACACCTTCGGAGACGACGCGGGATCGTAGCATCTGGCGAGGGTACTTTTTCCACATCGGGTTATTGATCCCGGCCTTGGAGGCTCGCGCCATATCCCAAGTAATCCGAACCGTTCCGCCGCTAGGGTGCGAAAACGTCGCATCTGCCTTGGTATCGTCCAAGCCGTGCCATTCGACCGAACCGCCGCTGGCGATGAAATCCCGCAGCATGGATTCGGCTTTCTTGGCGGGCCGTCCGTTGATGATGTGGTAATCCTGCGCCGCGCTCGCTGGGTGCCTGTTTTCCGATTGCGCGATCAGGCACAGGGCAAGGGCCTCCTCTGGCGTCTTGACACCAAACAGCTTGGACGCTGAGAAGGCGCGGGCCATGCGCTCAATATCGGGGATTGTGTAGGTGGTGGTGGTGGTGGGGAGGTTAGACATTAGATTTTCCTCAAGAAATAATCTTTAAAGATTTCATATGGAATTTCGGCATAATAAGTTTTCACAAATTCCATTAAAACAATTTCGCCCCCCATTTCCAAAAACACATATTCATCGTTTCCGGCCAGAGAAAACCCCTTGCGAACCTTTCCGCTTGGAAGGTGCAAAAATAAATAATATTTTCTTTCGTGATCATCCATTTCTAAATCCTCTTAAGCAAACGAGTGAATAGCGACGGCTTTGGCGTTTCAGCCATGCGGTCGAACGATGTGTCGCGCTGGACAATTCCCAGCCACGTTTTGAAAAACACGGCGGAATTTTGAACGCCAATGCAGCGACCGATTAGACCGGCGTTGGCGAATGTGAAGACGTAATATTTACCGATTTCAGGCTGCATCGTCCGACTCCACCTTAGCCCAGCGAGGCAACCCCAGTGGCTGCAACTGCGGGGCATAACCCGGCCATTTATTACTGTTCAGGCATTCGGCATACAATCGCAGAGCCTTGCGGTACGCGATCCGGCCAGCCTCAATCATGGCATCGTCAGCGAAATAATAGGCGCTCGCAAACGGTGCTGTTTTCTCATGGGCAAGAAACATGAATGCGTCAGGCTTCAAACCCAAGGCGTGTTCTACCCCGTCGAGATACCATGCGGCCTGTAGATGATACTGCCAGTTATACGACGACCGAGTGAACGCTTCGGCGCTGGCGTCTTCGGTGGACTTTAGGTCCAATATCGCCGGATTCTCGCCGCCTAACAGCCAATCGGGGCGGCATTTGCACAAAACGCCAGTTTCAGGGTCGGTCCAGAACACCGATTGTTCCGCTTTGCCGTCTTCGAAAATACGGCGGGCGAGCGGGTGACGGCGGCATGATTCCTGAATCTTAATGCACGTCAGATAATCGTCTGAACTGAGCAGCGTTGAGCCGTTTTCCGAGGCGATACCAAAAGCCGTTTCATAAAGCATCTTGCCCTCCTTAGTCCGCCGATCAACGTCTGGCGCGACCATGTACTGATCGCGGAACAGATCGGGTTCCAGAACCGCCGAGTGAATCGCAGAGCCGAGCAGCATCGACGGCGTTGTTTTCCGAGCCTCGCGCTTTGGGTCAAGGTAGGCTGACCAATAGTGAAGCGGTGAACGGTTGGCGATTAGCTTCAAGCCGCTGGCGCTAATGCCGGGGCCTGCGTGGTAATCGTCATTTGAGATGTTGTGGTAAATTCCGTCTTTCATGATTTGTCCCTCCAAGACGCTCATTCAGTACCGCGCTAACCCGTGGGTGTCAAATAGAACTTGCAAAATAATTTCGGGCGGGTATTTTGTAGGGACACTGGGAGGTGGAAATGACATTCAAACTCAGAGACTACCAAACCGACCTAATCGACCAAGCTCGCCAAGCCATCGCGGATAAACGCAAAACGGTTCTGATGGTCGCACCGACCGGAGCGGGCAAGACTGCGCTCGCCGCCTATATGCTTGGCACAGCATCCGCGAGGGGCCGTCGTGCATGGTTTGTCGTCCATCGCCGCGAGCTGATAACGCAATCATCGCGGACGTTTCAGAAAGTCGGCATCGACCACGGGATCATAGGCGCGGGCTTCACGCCAGATCGGCGGGCGCTGGTTCAGATCGCCGGAATTCAGACGCTGAAAAATCGGCTGCGGGATACAGAACCTCCCAATATGATAGTTTGGGACGAATGCCACCACATCGCGTCTAAGTCTTGGTCTGATATATTTTCGGCCTATCCAGACGTCGTGCATATAGGCTTAACTGCCACGCCATGCCGTCTAGACGGGCGCGGGCTGGGCGAGTGGTTTGACACTATGGTCGAGGGGCCAACGACCGCTTGGCTGATCGAGAACGGGTTTCTGTCGCCGTTTAAATTCTATGCGCCGTCTTCGCCAGATATGACGAACGTGCGGTCCATAGCGGGCGATTATGACAACAAAGCTATGTCAGAAACTATGGACAAACCTGCTTTAACGGGTGACGCAATATCACATTACGAGCGGTTATGCCGTGGCAAACGCGCCATCGTTTTTGCAACGAACATCCAGCACAGTGAGCACGTTGTGGCCCAGTTTCAGGCGGCGGGCTATCGGGCCGAGCATCTGGACGGTAAAACGGATCGTGTACGTCGTGACGCTGTACTGAGAGATTTTGAGGCGGGCCGAATTCAGGTGATTTCAAACGTGGATCTGTTCGGTGAGGGGTTTGACGTGCCGTCGATTGAGGCGGTGATATTATTGAGACCGACGCAATCCACGGGTTTGTATTTACAGCAAGTCGGCCGGGCGCTGCGAACGGCGGACGGCAAGGATCACGCGGTGATTCTGGATCATGCCGGGAACGGTCTGCGGCACGGCCTACCCAATCAGATTCGCGAGTGGAGCCTAGACGCGCCACCACGGGGCAAACGCTCTAAGTCGGCTGATGTGCTGCCTATCAAACAGTGCCTTTCGTGTTACGCGGTCCATGCACCGGCCCCAGCTTGCCCAGAGTGCGGCCACGTCTACGTCACCGAGACGCGTAAGATCGAACAGGTCGATGGAGAATTGGTTGAGATATCAGCCGATATCGTGCTAAAACAGAAAAAGAGGGAGCAAGGTTCAGCTAAAACATTGGAAGATTTAATCGCGCTTGGTCGATCGCGGGGCCACAAAAACCCTGAAGGCTGGGCTAAACACGTTCATAAAGCGAGGATGATGAAGCATGGCTAGTAAGATGTACGACGTTGCGGTGAAGACTGGATCTTACACCGACAAGACCGGCGCTACGAAAAACCGCTACGAAAATATCGGCGTGATGATGGACGGCGACAATGGGCCGTACTTGATGCTGAAGCGCACGTTTAATCCGGCTGGCGTTCCGGGTAATGCCGAACGCGACAACATTCTGTGTTCGCTGTTTAAGCCGAACGACGATCAGGCGGCACGTCCGGCGGCTCGCGCTGCGTTGCCGGTATCAGACGATGAGATTCCGTTTTAATGGGGGGCGATATGTCCGCGTTCGAAAAACAGGAAGGCGGGGACCATTACAAGTCCCTGCCGATCCAGCCGATGGAATACGGCATGGCAAATAACCTAGATCCGTTGCAGTTTTCGATTTTAAAATACGTTACTCGGTTTCGAAATAAAAACGGCGTTGCGGATCTTAAGAAAGCCAAGCACTGCCTCGAAATGCTGATTGAGTGGGAATCGAAGCAATGTCCGAACACCGAATCCAAAACGAAATCAGACTAGCGATTTCGGGCAAGGCTACGCTTTTTCGTAATAACGTTGCCCAGGCTTGGGTCGGTGAGGTTTACCGTCCGAATAGCATTCAAACCGTGACAGTCAGTCCGGCGGACGTTGTAATTCGAAACGCTCGCATTCTTCACGCGGGCCTATGTGAGGGATCGTCTGACCTGATCGGTTGGCGGTCCCTCACTATCACCCCCGAAATGGTGGGCCAGACCGTCGCAGTCTTCGCGGCGCTGGAAGTTAAATCGAAAACCGGACGGGCCACGGCGGGGCAGAAGAATTTCTGTCAGCGCGTGTTAGAAGCTGGTGGATTTGCCGGAATTGTTAAATCGCCGGATGAAGCGAAAAAAACACTTGCAATAGACTGATAAATTTTTCATATTCTCTGGGCGCGGAGGGCGCATTTGGAGGATTTGAAATGACAGACGTTAAGCACACGCCGGGGCCTTGGTTCGTCAATCAAGACGAAGATGGAAATTATAGGTCTATCGGATCTGCGGGATGGTGGGGTTTGGCCCAAGTTGTTGTGCGCTTCGAAGGCGAGCGCAATGACGACGCTACGGGTCTTGCCAACGCCAACCTAATCGCCGCCGCGCCTGATTTGCTGGCGGCGTTGAAAGCCTTCGTCGCAGATTTTGACGCAAGCGTAAGTGACCCAGACGCGACTACTGATGCGGCCCGCGCCGCCATCGCCAAAGCGGAGGGCCGGTCATGACAGGCAACCAATACCTAGGCGTAAAAATCCCGTTACCCGCTGACTGGGCTACGGTCGCGCCAACCAAAATCCGTAAGGATATTTACGAGCATTACGGCATATCAAAATCCGTTGTAGATCGCTGGATTAAGGACACCGGCGTTCATCCTTTGGAGCGCTATGAT